TACAGTTTGGTAAAAGTTATTAATTACTCGTTCTGTTACTTTTTCAACAAGTTCTTCGAGTTCGTCATCGGTTAGATTGATAGCCATAATTAGGTCGCTTGGGTTTGTGCAGTTAGAATTCCATTGGTAAAGGTCATACTTCCATTAGTGCCTGTTACGGTTAATTTTGCAGTAGTAATTGTGACAGATAATCCTGTAGGTGTGCCTGTCACATTTGAATAAGGTATGGTAGAACCTGTAATAGCAACTCCGCTAATGGTTCCACCTGTAATTGCCACGCTATTAGCATTTTGAGATGCCATAGTCCCAAGCGTTGGTTTACCTGATATGTCTGAATAAGGGATGGTAGCTACTGCACTTACGGTTCCAGTAGTACCTTTAAGGTAACCAGTTAAGGAATCGAGGATTGTGGTTCCTGTGGCTTGTAGGCTAGTAAACTTCCCTGTAGAAGGATTAGCAGAGCCAATTGGTGTACTGTCTACTGTAGACCCCGAAATACCCACACCACCGATAGCACCGCCTGTAATTGCTACAGAGTTGGCATTCTCATAAGCCATTGTTCCCAAGGTACCAGTCTGTTGGTTAATAAATTGGAAAACGCTATAGAACCAATCACGGAACTGTCTAGACGATACGTCTTGGTTAGTAGGGGGTGGAGGTGCTAACTTTGCCATTATTCGTCGTCTGACTCTTCATAACACCAGTTTTCGGCATATCCATACTTCTGTAAGGCAGGAATAGCCTCTTCCATACCTTCGCCAATGTCATCCCGTACGTTAATACAGTCAGGAATCTCAATTTTCTTGACATTTTTGTAGGCACGCTCACAGGCTTGTTTAACAGTCTTTCCTACGCCGTTTGCCACGAGTACATAGTCACCTGCCGTCACTAGGCTTGGACGCTCTACAATGCCGTTCTCGTCGTTCTGAGGGGCATTCCCAACCATTACCTCACATAAGGCAAAATCTTTTGAAAGGTGGTCGGGTAAACCATAGATAGGAAATCCACTATGGTCACGTCCAGTAGTTTTAGACCTAGGGTAATCCCCAATAGGGATAACGATACCAGTAGCAACATCGTAGCTAACTTTGAGAGAATCTTTGCCATTGATTAAGTCCACCATCCAATCGACAACAGAGCCTTTATGGACGGCTTGTTGAATGTTAAAGAAAGGCCACCCTTTACGCATAGTCCATTCTAGGGGGCGTGGTTCACCTTTATCATCAATAATGAAAGCTAGGTCTACGAATCCCGTATGACCGATATAGCACAGGTAGTCTTCAAAGCGTTTAAGGGTGTCATTAAACAGGTTAGATTCGGTCATGTATTTAAGAACCGTACCTTGTTCGCCCGTATTACAACCATAGTTGCCAGACATGAGCTTCTTGTGCTCAAAGCCTTCTGCAATGTTCTTGTTAAATCCGTTAGGCCCAATCCAAGCACCTACACCAAACTCAATACCTGGCACAAACTCTTGGAGGATAAAGTCACGCTGTTTACCGTTTGCCTTCCAACGCTGTAACATAAATACCATATCAGCAGGTGATTTGGAAACATAGGATAGAGCTTTGTCGGCATCTCCTGAAGGCTTAGATACATAACGCTTAGGGTTCGCCTTAACAAAGTCTATGGCATCGTTGTAGTTATGAAACTCAAAGGAAGGAACTACTGCTAGTCCACCCTTACGCATAATCTCTTGACCATAATCACGGTCTAATTCCATCTTGGCACCCAATTGGTTTGTCCCGATGATTGGATAACCTTCTTCATGGTATTTCTCCAATTTACGCATCTCAAATGCGTTATCTGACAAAACAATTAAGTCTGCTTGTTTAATGTATAGTTCCCAGTTCAAGACTTGGTCAATAATGCCTTTACCAATCTTAGAACGCTCTTGACCATGTGGGCGAATATATTGCTTAACGGTGTGTCCTTCCGCCATACAGCGAACACCAAAGTCAACTAAAGCACCAGCAGGGTCAATTAAAAGAATAAACATTAGCTCATCTTCTTTTTAGGCAATTGTTTTTTAGATTTACCAGCCTTAGAAAGAGCAATAGCCACAGATTGTTTTTGTGGGTATCCCTCGCTCTTGAGCTTCTTAATATTAGAACCAACGGTCTTTTGTGAACTACCTTTTTTGAGTGGCATTATTTTTTCTTTCTTTGTGCTTCATAAGCACCATAAGTTGATTTAATAATTAAAGTTTTAGCACGGGATAAATCTTTTTGAGTTTGTGCATTATTTATAATGTCACTAATTTTTTGAAATTCTACTGGGTCTTTAATAAGTGCTGCACGAACACTATCGGCAATATCACCCCACAGTTTTTTAGCTTCAGACACTTTTCTACCAGATAAGTAACTTGCAAACTCCTGCTTAAACATTTTTGCACCGTCAGCATCTTTTGCATAGTTAAATATTTGTTTATTAATGTCAGTAGCATTGCCCTTTTCAAAATAAAATGGCAATTCATCCTTTGCTTGAGCAACACGTTCCTTTTCAAATACTTTGCGAGCATTTTCTTCTGCTCTAGTACCAGTAGTTTTTTCAAGATAATCATTGAATGTATTACGTACAGCATCCTTTTCTTTTTTGCTAAGAGCATTAAATTGAGGACTTTTTAATTTATTAATAATGACATCACCAGTTTCTGGCATACCCTGTTCATTTGTAAAAAATGATTTAAGCCTAGCTTCTTGTGCGGCTTTAGTGCCTTCAGGTAATTTGTTGATTAAGTTTTTGTACTGTTCCGATTCTAAAAACTTAGCACCGGTCGAATCATAGGCTTCTTTTGCTTTTTCATACATTCCTTTGCCAGTAGTGCCAGGTCCATGTTCTGCTTCAATTTCGGCTTTGGCAGCTTGACGAAAATCATTACCACCAACTCCAATAGTTTTAGCTTCTACTCCAAGTGCATTTTGTGCTTCACGCCCTGAAATGGTTGGTTCGCTCTTAGGAAAAACAGATGCTATTTTACGAACAGTGCCATATTTTGGAATTAAACTTAATGCAATATCTTCGGCTTTGTTAAATACTGAACTTGCCAATTTAGATTTAACTAAAAAATCTACAGTATTTTTAACTGGTGCTGGCATACCAGTAGCCAATCCAGCAAGAGTTTGTGTCCCAGTACCATACCCAAGGTCTTTAGCAACAGATTCAGCCAAACCAGATGCAGCACCCATTATTGCCCCACCTGTGCCGGTAGCTAAAGCACCTGGGCCAGTAAAACCACCAATAACACCGCCTATTGCTCCACCAGTAGCCGCACCTCTAGAAATGTTAGAACCATACTCTTTTAAAGGAACTGAACCCATTTTAGACTTATCCCAACCAAATGGTTGCTGAGCCAAAGGTACATCTTTACGTTTAGAAGTGGGTGCCATTAATGCTGCACCACCTTCTGTTTCAACTGGTTTGGTCAAACCAATAACATCGGCATATTTTTTGGTAGGCTCTTGACTGCCAACCAAATCACTTGGAGGAGATACTAAATCTTTGGGAGGACTTCCAGCACCGATTAAATCAGAAGGTGGAGAAACCAAATCGGATGGGGGGTTTGCCATTTATTGTGATTTCCATTGTCCGTTTTCTTGCCACCACCACTTTTTCTGTGATGGGCTGTATTGAGCACTTGAAGGAACTCCCTGTGGTAATGATGGCACACCTTCATTAGTCTTTTCAGCTTTTGATTCGGTAGATGCAGTAGGTTTTCCGCTATATCTTGATTTTAAGAAATCTTCTATAGTCAAATCAGGATTAGAGTCCATTTGCTTTTTAAATTCAACCACATCTTTAACAGAATAAGGAATCATTTGGCGAGACTTTAACACATTAGCCTTGAATTCTTTGGCTTGCTCTGCATTCATAATTCCAGCATCTAAATAAGATTTTCCAGCATTTTCGTAGTCTTGACGCAATTTAGCCAATTTTTGAATTTGAACAATATGTGGCTCTCCAGACCTACCTTTGTAGATTGCTTCTGTCTTTTGAAATGCAGCATCAGTTGGTCGATAATCTGGCATTAAGAACTGCACCATTTCACGAGTAGCTGGCCCAAGAATTGAATCATACATTTGTGCATCGGCATCAGACATATTATTTGACAATGCTTTGGCAGGAGCGGTCAATAATCCTTTGTCTGGAAGATTTGAAAATGTTGTTCCTGTAACACTCTTTGAGCCGTTTTCATTAAGTGTAGACACATCATCCAAACTAGAAAGAATTAATTGTGAATCAGTGTTAACCCTACGTGCCACCTTTTTGTCATCCGTTGAAACTTTTCCTGTTGCTACACCATAATTTGGATTAGCAAGTGCATCATCAAACGTCGTTGGCACAACTTTTCCATCTACAACTTTTGTAACGGGTTGTTTTGGTAAGTTGTTTTGGTCTGATGCGGTATTTTTGCGTTCTTTATCAGCTAATGCTTGTGCTGCACGCTTAGATGCTGCTTCTGCACGGTCTTCTGCTTCTGTTTTTTGTCTCATTACAGGAGACATTTTGCTTAAGAATTTGTCTTTTAATTCAGGAGTCCAAACATCTGGTAACTGCTCAGGTTTTGGCACACCAGTACGCTCTATAGCATCTTTTAATCTTTGGTCATAATCTTGTTGACTTTTAGCACGATACAAAGCACTCATAAAATCATCTCTAGCATCAGTTTTTATTTTTTGAGCATTTTGTAAAGTTTCTTGAGATTTAGTTTGAAGCCTACGAGCTTCTTCTTTAGACTTTTCAGCAAGTTCAGGCTTTCCAATAGCATTGTAGTAATTTGCTTCTGTAAGTGCTTTTTGTGCTTGCATAGCTTCTGTTTGAGAAGTAATCAATGTTTGGTTAACCAATCCTGAAGCAGTTAAATCACCATCAACAGTTGTCAGCTTATATTGTGGGCCTAGCATATTGCCAGCCATAGCACCTAACGGTTGGGCTTTACCTCCCACAGCACCAGTCCCCGTCATACCCGCTAAAGGTTGAGGAGACATATCTTGTTTGGCTTGCTGTAATGCTTGTTGTTGTAACTGATATTGTTGGTATGAAGTATCTTCCTGCCTAAATGCTTGAGCAGGGCTTGTTTGCAATACACTAGATAATTCTGAAAGACTTGCCATATTAAGTCACCGAAGGAGATGATTGATTATATTGTGCGTATAAAGTCTGCAAAGGGTTAATTACGTTTGCAGTGCCGCTAGCCAATCCTTGTAATCCCAATCCAAGAGCACCTGCTTGTCCAAAGTTGATACCTTGTTGAACTTGTGCTGCACCTGCAGGAGCTTGAGTGGCACCTGATAATTGAGATAATAATGCTTGTTGTTGTTGTAAGCTAGAAGTAGCGTATTGCTGACCAAATGATTGAGCTTGCAACAATCCACCACCAGATACCAAACTACCTTGAGCTGCTTGTTGAGCTTGTTGAGCTTGTAAACCTTGTTGAAGGTTAAATTGATAACCTGGGGTTGTAGTAATGGTACTAGGGTTAGTTAATAAGTTTTGTAGTTGTGCTGCAGCTTGTGGACGATAGGCTGCGTATGGGTCTGCTACACCAGGATTTGTAGCACCACCACCTAATAATTTAGATGCACTACCCAATTGTCCAATACCACCAATAAGTTGAGCACCAGTCTTAGCATATCCAGCTAAATCGCCTAATGTAGTTCCTACTCCGCCCTGAGCAACTACATTACCTGCTGCATCAAGGATGTTTCCACCTTGAATAGAACCCATAGAACCATTAGCTAATTGGAATGGTACAGATTCAGCACCTGCTGCTGCGGTTTCTAAAGCGGGGGTTGCTGCAGCTAATTGTTCTGCCGTGACTCCTGCTGCCGTCAAATCACCTGCAGAGACACCTGCTGACAGTAAATTAGCAACGGGAACTCCTGCGGAAACTAAATCTGCAGTAGTAGCACCTGCGGCTAAGGCATCACCAACGCTAGCAGTGCCTGCTGCTACATCTGCTGCAGTAGCGACTCCTGCATCAACTGCTGCTGTTGCTGCTACATCTGATGCGGCTACACCAGCATCTACTGCTGCTGAACCTGCAACAATATCTCCAACGGCTGCGACTGTTCCGCCCATAATCTATCCTATCATCTTAGTAAACATACGCTCAGTCTCTTTATATCCTAAACGTTCAAATATTGTTCCAACGTCCTGATGTACTTTTACATTCATGGACAGCTTTTTAACTCCGTACTGCTTCATTATCTCTTCGGTCTTAATGAACAATTTTACACCTGTCAAGCCCTTACGATAATCTTTGGCGATGAAAAAAATGTCATCCATAGCCATAAATTGGTCTTTATAATGGATGTGGTGGTATAGCAATAATATGCAATATCCTACCAATTTCCCATCATCTCTAGCAGTTACTATCCTCATTTGACCTGATTTGAACATCTTTTCATATCTGTCGTAATCAGGGTTTAATTTAATAGTATCCTTGTGTAGGGCTATTTCTTCCCAATGGTCTTCAAGTAATGGCTTAATTTCGTCAATAACTTGGTCGTAAGTCTCTTCTTTGTACTCAATCATGTATCCCCCGATTCAACGTCTACCTCAAAGTACTCTAATCTTAACGCACAATTGTCCTGATGTAAAAGGTCAAAAGAGCGTCTACGACCCTGTCCTAATCTATGGACTTCGGATTTAGAGGTGTTGAGGTTAACGTTCTGCCACGCAGAATATGTTTGATAATCGTCTGAGGTATACCGGACTAGAGCATAAGAATCAACCTTATCTCCGACGATTTGGACGCTTCTCCAAAATTTACGTAGGTTGTTGCCACCATCGACTAATGGAGTCCTTGCAAGCACGTTTATAGGGTTTCCGTAGTCTTGGTAGGTGTTAGGGTCAAAGTTATAGATTGTGCCTGTAATGCCGTGTTGTAGCAGGTCTAAGGTGCCATATTTGGCATAGAACTGTCCAAGGAAGTAAGTTTCCTGATTGTTCTCTACAGAAGACCAATATGTCCAACCATTCTGAGCAAAGTCATATACTAGGGTATACCCTAAGTCTCTCAGGGTTAATAC